AGGGAAAACAAGCCCGCCATATTCCGCGAAAACCATTTCTTCTGTCTCCTCGCTGTCCCTGCTGTACGTCGCCTTTACCTGCCTCATCAGGTTCGCCGTTGTTACGATCTGGGCAGACTTGCAGGCATTGACTACTCCCATCACCAAGGCGCACCCAATATGCGTCTTAGCTGTTCCCGGCTTGCCACATAGAATCAGACTTGCACTTGTACTTTTGATAAGCGCCTGCAAATAGTTCTTTATGCCTTTCAGAATATTTTTTTGTGCTGGTGTCTTAAATTGTAAATTATCGAGGGTCTTCGCGGTGAATCGGGGAGGAACGCCGCACATATCACGGTACTCCTTAATCTTCCATCTCCTGCTTTCCTCAAGTCTCGCTGTTTCCTGGCGCTTATATTCCGCAGCCCTCAGTTCGGAACATTTCGGACAAGGCTCCACCCTCTCTTCTTGTAAGAATGGGAGCATAATTACTTTCGCCTCATAATCCCCATGCTCAGGACATGCCACCGTCCGGGTTGAAGATGGGGTTTTTTGAGATGTCGCTTCCGGTGTACTGTTTATCTGCGAATCCATCTGGTTTTGGTGTTCGGCTTGGTTTTCCATTTCTGCCTCCATCCTTTTCAACCCATTCCGGTTTAAATGATCTCCATCCACGGTCGATCATCGTGTCAACGATGTACTGTGGTTCATATCCTTGATCCTTCCACCCTTGAAATTTTTTCAGGAAAGCGGATTCAGTGCCTTTTGCGACAGGAGCTTTTGATGCTTTTCGATGGGCTACAAACATGTCCCATGTTTCTTGAGGGAACCAATTGGGGAGTATAGTATTTATATTCTTCTTCTCATTCTTCTCATTCTTCTCATTATTGTTTAGGTTCACTATTGGTTCACTATTGGTTCGACTTTGGTTCAGTTTTGGTTTGTTATTGGTTCGCAATATTTGGTAATCGTTGTAATTCAGAATGGTTACTAGGTTCGCTTTCGGGTTCGGTTTTGTATCGATCATTAAATCTTTTTTTAGTAAAACGAGGAAACGTGTGATTTTACTGCGGCTCCAGCCCCAATCATGAGCGAGATCCCTTTCAGTCCTGATGAATTGGCCCCTGTCAATTTCGTAAAATTCTCGCCGGTAGAGAACCCGTGCTTTTTCGTGGTTGGCCCTTAAAAGCATGTCGATCCAAGCCTGCCCCATTGTGAACGGCTTATCTTTCCAGAGATAATGGTCTTGAATCTGCCTATGCAAAAAGATTGCGCCCTTTTCAGACAACTCAGCTTACCTCTTCACCCAATCCACTCGCGGTTTCAGTACAGGCACTTCGTATCTCTGTTTCCAGAACGCTACAGTGTTCACGCAGACACCCAATCGCTTCGCTGTCTTCAGGTTACTCAGGCCGCGCTCGTAATATGCGGTGAGCAGTTCTTTCCCACTTTTGAATCCTTCAGCCTTTGCTAATTCTTCAAGTAGTTGCGTCATTCCATTTTCCTATTCCCACTGGCAAAAATAAAGCGAAGGTCCGCCCATTGGCGGGGGTTTCTCTCTACTTTTGCCAGCAGTTTGATTATCCGTTTCAGTCGCTCGATATCGGTCATTGCGGTTTCCTGATAACTACTTACCCTGCTCAAAAAGCCCGACTTCCTTCATGGGCTCTGGTTTCTGCGTGAACAGTCGTGGTTGTCTCAGGTGCCGCTCGATCCTCTTGACGGCTCCCGAAAGGTATTCCTCATCAATCTCATATCCGGTTAAATGGAACCCAAGGTCATGGCAAGCAATGGCGATTGAACCGCTGCCTAAATGCGTATCGAGGATGGTATCTCCGGGCTTGGCGTAGTTGGTTAGAAGCCAGCGGTAGAGGGCAACGGGCTTTTGCACGATGTGGATCCGGATCCCGTTTTCCCTGCCGATTTTGATTATTCGGGCATTCCGATCAAAGGATGTCAGGGCTAGTTCACTGTCCGCCATCGTGTGCATCCCGGCCATTTCGGGTTTTTCCCAGGTAATAAAACAGCGGCCAGGATCAAGATGCCTCGTGAAGTAGTTTCCTCCCCAAACGATTTGATTTATAGCGACCCTTCTAAGCTCGGAAAAATATTCAGGAGGAGGTTCAACGTTCCACTTGGAGTCCTCCTTAGTGTATTTCGCGGCCCATGTCCCGCCAGAAGTGAGCTTGTCTTTGTGTCCATACGGCGGGTCCACAATCGCCAGATCAAAAGCCTTGTCCGGCATCTCCCGCATGGCTTCCAGACAGTCGGCAAGGTAGAGGGTGCAAAATTCTGTTTCAAAAAATGGTTTCATCTAGCCTCTGTAGTTCCCGTATTGTCATCCCAAAACCCCACCCAAAATCATGTCAATAGCATCCTCAGTTAAAGTCGGTTCGTAACTCTGTTCTGTAAGTGCTTCCATCCAGTAGAAGAGTTCACCTATCGCACCGAACAGGCCCTCTTCCTGGGTGTCGGCTACTTCGTCGGGAGTTTTGGGGTAGAAGGTCATTTCTTTCCCGCCTTATCCCACATGTAAAAACTCCTCATTCATCACCTCATCCTCCTTCGGCCAGTTGCATGCGTGACAATGGAAATACGAGTCGAACGTCACGAGTCCATCTTCATCCCTGAGCCGGTAAATCTCCTTGTGGCACTTCTGACACTCGCGGCCGGTCGGCTCTTTCTTTGAGTGCTTATTCCACTTCCGCTTGCTCCTGGCCTCGGGATTCCTGTCCATCGCGGCAAGCTCATGTCTGCGCTTGATTGCCGCGTCCTTTTTCTTCTCCAGGCATTCCGGTTTATTGCACCAGACTTTATTCCCGTAGCCAATGGGATCCCCACATCCCCGGCAGTGCATCAAAACGAGATGCTCAAGTCTTTTGGCCTTTTGGCTCACAAGTTGGCACTCGCGCTTGTTGCAATACCGGGCGTCGTGCCTGTGGCGCTTGGATAGAGGGCCTTGGCAGTGCTGGCAGACGTTCATATTTCTGTTTCCTCCAACTTCACAATCCCATGTAAACATACCCGGCATGTTACCTGCGCCCTAGTTTCGGTATGGAGGACCATCTCTGCATTTCTCCCGCATACCGTTACGGGCATCCTTTCGCCTTTCTCGGGATAGTCCTCCGGGAAGCAAAAGGGATACTCCTCAGTGAAGTAGTGCCACACCTTTTTCATACGTACCCTACCTCCTGAAATAAACGCTTCTGTGTACGGTCCGCGCTAGACATGAAAAAAGGGCTGACCTTGGAGGTAAGCCCTGGGTTAAACTTCGGTTATGGCTATTGCTTCATCAGTGCCATGGTAGCAATAGGGACAGAGCGGCCCTTCTCCATCATCCGTGTAAATGGCGTCCTTCTCGCACCGTTCGGTAGGACTCCCACACCTTGAACATATTTGACGGGTGCCAGGATATTCTTTGGCATTGATCCTTTCGTGCTCCATTTGGCTGAATACTTTCACTCTCTCCCCTCCTTCTCGCTTGCATCCTCCAATGGACAGTCTTTGTCTATGGTGTCGGGGTTAACGGGCTTATCCTGTTTTTCGCACCTGAAACTAATTGGCCGACCCCAAGCATTTGTGACTTCGAGAACGAATGGACACCACTCACATTTCTTCACCAGGACCACGGCTTTCTTCATCGCTCCTCCACCACTCTTGCTTCGGAATAATCACGGTTTGGATAGTGGTATTTGGCATAGCGCAATGCACACACAGCGGCATGGCGTGACCGATAGCGCCTTGCGTATTCCTTGATGCAAGTTCGTCCGGGGTCTCCTGACCATGTGGCTAGGAATTGGGTTCCGCCGTAAAGTTCAACGATGTATTCGGCTTTCTTCATCGCTCGATCCTCCGAAGGTCATACACCCACACAAAGTCGTTACGGCTCCAGGAGTCGGGATAGAGGGATTCCCAGAGAGATCCAAAGGCGTACCTCAAGCCGTATCCGGGCCGCAGTTCAGGGTCCATGCCTTCCGCGATACAGTCAGCATCGCTTATCTCCTGAATCCTCTCCGCCCTCACGTTCAGGACTTCCAGCCAGATACGGGTGGCCCATTTGGGCATGTGGATGGAAGGACGCCACTTGATGTCATCCCACATTCCAGGGATTGGAGGGCCATCGGCCTTGTAGCGGACTACTGCGGGTTCGCCAGTGCCCTTGTGAAATATGGCATCACCCGGACACCACGTCTCCCGCACATAGAGATGATCGCCCACGGAGTAGGGAGATTTCAGAGGGAACACGGCCTCATCATCAACGTCAGTCTGTAGACTCCAAATCCAATCCCCCTTCTGAGGAAGAGCCTTACCTTGCCAGCGCCACAACCTTTCTTCGCCGTCATACTGACATGGTGGTTCAGACAGGCCCCAGGAACCGAGAATCTTTCCGTGGTGCATACAGTTGCCAATGTGTCGAATCGGCCTCCTATCCTGCGTCTGCTTCCCATCAAGGAGATTGCGGACTACCTGTGCCGTGCAAAGGATCGGTTTCTCAGCCATGGGACCTCCTACAAAACAGGGCGTAAGGTGAAAAGTTCCATTCCTGTACCCATTGGTGCTTCCGGTTCCGGCATATCCACGGGCAATAACTGGAGGGCAACAAGGTGTAGGGATTTTGTTTCTCCCACAACCTTAAACCCTGCCTTCCGGTAGCATCTGCCGGGATCTCGTTTCTTGCGCGTCTTGGTTTTATCGATGAAGGTGACCATGCCCAATTCAGGAGGGTTGCCATATCGCCATAGGGTGGCAGCCACGGCCTGTCTGATAAGGTCACTTGAAAGGTAGGCTTCGCGGTTCTCGTTCCTGAAGGCAGAACAAACCCAAGCTCCCGCCCATTCATGCTTCGTCCATTCAGCAAGAGGCCATGAGGTCACCCAAAAGGCGTCATTCTCTCGCGTCTTGAGGACAAGGCACCGACCTGGAGGCACGAACTGAGGGGTTCCCGGCTTCTGGCGGTTGTAATGCCTATCAGCCAACGGCAGGATAGCGGGATCGAATCTATTTGAGAGCCACCACATCACCTTCGTCCCCAAGAATTAATCCATGCAAATAAGGCTGCGATGAGAACGATGATTGCAGGCATGGTGTAGTTGTGAAACCACCTTGGCAAACTTAAGAACCACTCCTGAAACTCGCTCATTCATCCCTCCCAAAAACAAAGGGCCGCGACCGATGCCGTGACCCTTCCGTTTCTGTACCGTTGATTGTTCTGGAATTGTAAGTTTTCCTATAAGAGTTAAAGTAAACCTTTAGAGTTCTTGGGAATAGGGAAATGGCAAAGGAGGAAGGTATCCTTTCTGCCATTCGTGGTATGTCACTTAATGATTTCAGTGGTTTAGGTTTTTTTGTCGTTTTCTGAATCATGGCATTTCCGATTTCGGTAATGATTCCACAAGCAACTAACAATCAACTGAGCGATTACAGGCAGTTAGAAGGCTTTCTTGTTTCATGGGTTCCGGTCTGGGCGCAAATAGTTTCGGCTGTCTCAGGTGCCGCTCGATCCTCTTCACGGCCCCTGAAAGGTATTCCTCATCAATCTCGTATCCGGTTAAGTGAAATCCCAAGTCATGGCAAGCAATGGCAATCGAACCGCTGCCGAGGTGGGTATCAAGGATGGTGTCGCCGGGTTTTGCGTAGTTGGTCAGGAGCCAGCGGTAGAGGGCTACGGGCTTTTGGGTGGGGTGGATGCGGATTTCCTTGTTTTTCATGTCGCCCTGCCTGAACCCGTCCCAGGCATACTCAAAAATCTTCAGGGCAGTGTCAAACGAACCCCACGCAAGCTCGCCATCAGCCCAATGCTGTTCTTTTCTTTTCTTGTCCCAAACTATCCAGCATGGCGAGGGAAAGGGTAGCCGGTCAGAAAGGTGGTTAGCCCCCCATATGATTTGATTTTTGGATACGCGCGCTAAATAGTTGAAGTACTCTAAGCTAGGCGCGTCAAGGTCCCACAAAGAAAGATGGTAGTCATGCTTAAAGGGCCGTGACCCCATGTTGTTTTGAGTGTATCCGCCCTGCTTTAGGGTCTTACCGTAAAAGGGGTCCACAATCGCCAGATCAAAAGCCTTGTCCGGCATCTCCCGCATGGCTTCCAGACAGTCGCCTAAGTAGAGCTTTATAAGTTCCGTCTGGAAGTATGGCTCTCTCATTTTCTCCTTTCCAATTTCCTCAAATTCTCAACATTGCGCCCTTCATACCGCCGCGTCTGCCTGATGTTCGTATGCCCCGCCGCCTTCTGCGCGAGGGCAAGCTGGTCTGAGTGCTGTGTTATGAAGGAATGTTTCGTCCCATGGTACAGGTCTACCGCTTCCGGGCAGCCTGAACGTATCCGCGCTTTCAGCCACACATCGTTGATATGCCCCGTGTACGGCTTCCCTTTCCGGTTCAGGAATACAAACGGGCTTATGATCTGCGCCCGTTTCCTCTCCTCCTGAATGCTTTTGAACATCCGGTCAAGATCGTCTGAAATGGGCATGTAGCGAACGAGCTTCGTCTTGGTGTACTCATCCAAGAACTTGCACGTGTTCCCACTGAACTTCCGCTTGATCACGCAAAGACGCTTCTCCAGATACACGCAATCCCACTTCAAGGCCCTGGCTTCCCCCGGTCGGTTCGGCCACGCGCAGAGAAATCGAAATATGGGCCTGTCGCGCTCGGGGATCTCCGCGATAACCCGTTCCTGCCATTCCTCTGTGATCCACAGAACTTCCTGTTCAGGGATGCTGATAGTGGGAAATCCGGGCACCTTGATGATGTCTTCATAATCAGATTGGGCATCGGCAAGGAGCGCATGAAGGAAGTCGAGGGCGACCTGCTTTGTGGCCGGCGCGTACCCCGAAAGGCTGGACAGGTAGTCCTTGATGTGGGCTTGGCGGATTACTCTGAGGTCGGTCGTGGTGAAGAACTGGGAAGCCTTGGCAACGTACCTTGTGAGGGCCGGAATGGTCCCCCTGGCGTAGCGGCCGGTCTCCAGGGACTGTTTGAGCCATTTTGACGCGTAGGTCTCGAATTGAAGTTCTTTGACCCCATAGCCGAACCACTTCTCGGGCCTGAACGCCTTGCCTAATCGCTCCATATCAGCATCGACAAGCGCACAAATTCTGTCTGCCCTGGCAGCGGAATCAATCGGCAGGCCCTGGTCGTCCCATGTGCGGGTCCACTTCTTGCCTCTGTAATAGAGGTACACGACGAAACGCGGCTGGCTGGAATCCTTCCTTGGGTAGTAGTTGCACCTCATGACAAGCCCCTCCTCGTTGGATTTGGAGGGTATCTTATTTGAGATTACCGGTGGCCGCAATGGGGGCTCCTTGGGTTCGGTTACGTGATAACTAAGGACGCTTTTTCTTTAATAGGTAAATCGTCCAGAATGTGCCAATAACCAGGAGTGGTAAGCCTACCCACCACCATAAATCTATCAAAATGTCTTTTGGTCCCACGTCCGTTCCTCCAGTAACTAGGCTCTCCCCACCCCGCGCTCCCCGCACGGGGTAAGGGGGTGTTAAGTGCGGGGAGTCCAGGTCGCTCATACGAGGTGGAATCTGCCAGGACTCCAACGCAGGGCGTTTTGTCCGATAGGCTTGCTGACTCCACCAATGCCCTCGATGCTCCCCGCAAAAGGTTGAAGGTGCGGGGCAGGATTCGTGTCTTTACCTGCCTGGACACTAGGCGTTCTGCCACCCATCCGCGTGATGGACGCCCGCACCGAGTTCTCAAGAGAAAGCCACAGTGGAGAACGGCAGAAAATGGAGGCCGCCACAATGCGAACATCTGAATTCAACGCGGGGCTCTTTCTTCTTCTCGGGATTAGCCTGATGTTCGACGTATTCTCTCCGGTAATGTTCGTGCGCGCCGTCTTCCATGCGGATGGTATGCGTTCCCGTGGTCTTGTGGGGGACGTATTCAAAGCCATCCTTGCCATGCTGTAGGTCGAAGTTCATTTCACATTTGTACTTGGCTGTCTTCATGGGGATCTCCTGTAAGGGGTTGTATGGGCTCACTCTTTCTCGTTTGTGCTACACTCCCGCGACATATCCGCGCCGGTTGTGCTACAGCCTTGGGCAAAAAAAGTTGATAGCCTTTTGAGTAATGAGATCGCGTCAGGTCTTTTAAAGAAAGGAACGAGGAATTCAGAATGCTCAACGAGATCATCAACCAGGTCGAACCAGGCAGGACCAAGGCGGGTGAAGTTTCGGATGAAATCTGTCTCCGTGATCTTTCGGCCAAGACAGAAGGCGCCGATAGCTTCCTTCAGATCAGGCTCCACTCTTCCCCTGATCTCTTTATCCTTGCTCTGGTTGGCGCCAATGTACTGGATGGTGATTTCCCCGTGGTTGTCATGAATCCAGTTGCACTGCTTCCCGTTCGAGAATCCGTTCTTTCCGTTCATGTGTCCCCCTGGGCCGTCAGTGGGAGTTATTTCCAGAGATCAACGCCGATAATCCTACAGAGACAATCCTTCACCGGCTGGCTCTTGTCGGTCCCCTTGAGAACCGAGTACACGAGCTGCCGGGGTACTTTGCATTCTTTGGCTACTTTTGATATGGATGATCCCTTGAGGGAAAGGAGGTACGACACGGACCTAACGAACGGGAGTTGTTCTGCTTCCCATACGGCATCCGTGATTGCGTGTCTCAAGGTTGAACTTGACTTTGACAAACTGTTGCCCTACAAGAAGACAGGGTATGAAAATGTGGTTCTGCCGGAAAAC